TTTCTGACAATCATCTCTTCATCTTCTGCCGGCCACTGGACCACTTCGCAAATAATCTCATCGCCATTTGATAGTTTAAATTGTCTAAAATCAGTCATTAATATCAACCTTTATCACTTTAAATTTAAACTCTTCTTTTTCATAGATCCTTACACGTTCACCGGAATGTAATAGTGTATAGTTCTCTCTAGACTTCCAATGTAGGTCGTCGGCAATGTCAAAGAGCTTGGTTTCTCTTCCATCATCAGATTGGCGTAAGCCTCTACCAATACTTTGTAACACTTTAATCTGCGACTTACTCGGGCTGGCAAATATAATATTGTGAAGATTCCTAATATTAATACCTGTACTGAAAGTCCCAAGCGATGCAACGATTATAGCATCCTTTTGTTTTTCAACAATCTTTCTGATAGATTCTCTATCGCTTGTAGCAACTTCACCGGAAACGAAAAATATCTTTCGTCCCTCTGCTGCCTTATTATTTATCATCTCAAATAAAGGCTTTCCATGAGCGTCCACACGATTAAATAGGACGAGAGTATTTCCTTTAGCATCCAAAGCGAGATTGCGAATGAGCCTATTACGAGCAGCATTTCCAATAATGAAGTCGATCTCTTCCTGATATGTCTTCTTTCCAAAATTGCTCCTTACCTCTTCGCTGTACTGCAGTAAGAGAACCTTAATATCCAGTGGGGCTAATGTCTCTTCATCCTGCAGCTTTTTAGTAGTGGTTACTTTATAGACTGGACCAAACAATCCTTCTAAGACTAGCTTATGTGTTTGTGTACCGTCTAACGTACCTGTTGTACCAAATCTATATTTGGCTTCGGTGGCTTTATTCATAATAGCCGATAATGACTTTGACTTAAAGCCGTGGCACTCATCGCCAATTACCATACCGAACTGTTCGAACCATTTCTTAGGGTATTTATAAATGCTCTGCCACGTCGATATGATTACCCGCTTATTGGTGTTCTTATCCTTACCGGAATAGATTCTATGACACGCGTTTTCTACTAGCATCCCATATGATTCGAAGTCTGAATACATTTGTTCGACCAGGGAGGTGGTTGGTACGATAATTAATATCTTACCTTTTTCCTCCAACATGCTCATATAATACTTCATTATTAGATATATAATATACGATTTACCCGAACCCGTAGGAGACAACAAAATTGCGCGCGAAGATTTTAATGCTACCTTTACTGCTTCTTCTTGGTAGTTGCGGGGTGGAAAGGGTAATTGAGTCTGAACCTCGTTGTCAATCCATAAGTCCCACTCGGGAATTTTGTACGTTTCGCCGGGTGTACTATACAAAGGATTCTCAATTTTGGCGTAACTGTAGTTACGTTCAGCACAGAATTTATGAATTTGGATATATAGACCAGCAGAAATCTCCTGAGTACTGTGATTGAATAATCTAATCTTACCATCCCAAACTCTATTCTTGTATGCTGGCATAAACTTATACCCTGGTACATAGAAGCTAAAGTACTCCGAAAGTTCCTTAGCAATACCAGGTTCACAGTCTACATGCAGCATGCTGTAGTTCAAGAGTCTAAGATTTAAATCAGCCATTAACCACCTGCTTCAAATTGTTTCCATCTAATAATATTACCAATAGTCTGATGCCGCCACTTCAGCGCATCCACTATCTCTGTTAGTGTTTCTACTACCGTTTTGTAATATTGGATTTTTTCTTCTGACCGTTGTATGTCGGGATCGGAGTCGTAATAATATTCCATTTCACCTTTTAGTATTTTTAGACCATTGAATGGATCATAATCCCAGCCTTTAGCTTCTATAGTTTCCCGATCCATCTTTCCATTATAATATAACCATTTGTCCTTCAGCAGCACTTTTTGAGCGGCCTCCGAGCGTTTTAACTGCAGTTTTGCTAAAGATAGGTGTTGCAAGTACTTGGCGTGCAGCTTCGGTGTATCTCTAGAAACCTCTGCCAATTTATTGTTATCGATTGTGCAGTCTTCCTGCCATTGCTCTACAATGCTTTGTAGATCCATAATATAAACTCCATATTGTATAGTACTATTTAGCTCAGTTCAAAAGTGGAGAATCTAAACGTTGCAGGGAACGTGATAAAGGTGTTATCACTCAACGTAGATTCCAAGGTCATATCCCCCAAGTTGGTTGGTAGACAATCTATATATTTAATTTTTCTTACCGTGTTGTTATGGCTTGATAGGATTGACAATGTGATATCCGAATACGACGGAGGTAGGTTTGCATTCCTCTGTGTTGGTGGACGCTCGTTAATCTCTACCAGTCTATTCATCCAGTTGTACATCTCGGTATATGAATTTAAGTTCTCATCCACAATAATCATACAGGTTAGCTCTGAATAGATTAGTTTATCACCTGTAAACGGTACCGATCCGATTCTTTTGTATGGTACCTCAATTGGGTTAAGACTAAGATTAGGGTGCAGCACAGTCTGTGCAAAGAACTCTAGGTTAGGAAAGTTCTTACGGTCAATTGTAAGCCTAAACGACGTAGGCTGCAGATAGTTGATATTGTTTAACCCTGACACACTAGAGACGTTACTCACATCTACGGATATAGAGGGATTCAAAGTGGGCATATCGAGCTTCCTTGTTTAATCTATTCTATCATATTTATATGAGAAAAAAAATCGAAAAAAATGAAAAAAAATGCATTTAGGGGGTTTACAAATGATTCGAAATACATTATATTAATAGTATAACAAAGGAGATACCAAATGCTACTACCTAATGGATCAGCTATCAAACTAGACGTTATCGAAGCTTTCAACAAAGCGACTACTAATCCAGAAAACATCAACAATTCTGGTGGTCTAAATTGGAACTTCGTAGATGCTGATATCTGTATGGATCTTAACGGCATCTACTCTTTCGAATACCTAAACGAGTGCTTGGAAGTTTTGGTAGATAACTATTTTTCGTAAGGAGGAATAAATGGAAGGACTCGTAATTTTCGTAGGATTTATAATTGGTGGTGCTTGTGCTACAATCGTTTCACAAATGCTAACTGACGTTAAATCTGTATCACAAGAACTTGGTATAGTAGCTTGGGGGTTTGCTGGCGGAATTGTTGGTGTTGTTCTAGCAGACTTACTACTACAAACTCTATAACTTTTTTCCTCAGCGTCCTTGCTGAGAGAACCGGACTTAAACGCATAACACTAGTTAGTATAGAGTGGACCAGTTTCAGTCAAATTAGAGCGGCAACGTCAATAAGGCCGTGCGAGGAGACTGGAGATACTGGGGGCGTTGAGGAAAGGAGTTATATTATGGTTAGAACTGTACACTATGTAGGAATGGATCAAGCTACCTACCAACGGGCTCGTAGAGTTTGGGGTGGTCCTGCTTACTACCACAAATGGATGGACGACCGGGTCTGGACCGAGGTTGGTGATAGCGACGTTGTAGTCGTTGGTGATCCTAAGTATAGTCCATATGTTTGGGATGCTTCTGCTGTCCCAGCGGAATACACTGACTAAAAAAAGGAGCGCCGAAGCGCTCCAGTCTGGGAGATAGAATTGGAGGGGTTGATTCCCCTCCTTTTTTAATATCTTATGTAAGGATGTTATCCACACGGAAGATACGGTAGTACTGGTTCTCGCGGTTAGTTGCAAGACCGTCACGACCTGACATATTGCCTGTGTCAACGAATGGGTTTGATACCATGCCATAGCGAGTTTTGAACCCGATACGTGGCTGGAAGTCATTCTCGCCAACTGCACGTACCATTGTTAGTGGTACATATGGGCAATAGAATACACCGGCGTCATATGGGTTAGTACCCTTATAGCCTACGTTGATGTAATCTGTTGTTGCATATGGGTCGATGTATACGCGGATACGACCGTTCATAACACCTGCGAATGTGTTACCTGTGTCATCTACGTTTAGGTTAGTTGAAAGAGCAGGAGCGTAATCCAACATGCCTGAAGCTGCTAGTGCACTTGCAACATCTGATGAACAGATGATGAAGTTACCTTTACCGCGGCGTGTTTCTTTTGCGATTACGTTCGCTTCACGATCAAGCTGTACACCTAGACCTTTGAACTTCTCTGCTGACCAACGGCCGTCTGCGTCTGATGATAGATCGAAGATACCTTTTGTTGTTACGTTAGCTTGAAGTGCACCGATTTTAGCTTGTGCGTTAACTGTGCGAACAACTTCACGGTTGATCTCTGCCAAGATTTCTGTTGACAAGATGTTTGCCAATTCTGTCTCAGCGTCTAGACCGTGGATTGCTTTCAAGTCTTGCGCAAGCTCAAGTGTGTACTCTGCTTTCAATGCGCGTGACTTCGCTGTCACAGTTGCTTTTTCGATTGTGAAGCCCATTTCTGCAAATGACTCACCAGTGTTACCTAGTGCTTCCGCTTCTGCAGTATCATATGCGTCACCTGTTACAGGAACGTATGTGCCACCTGAGTCAGCGATTGAGCTGTCTGTATCGGTGTCTGTTGCACCTGCAAGACCTGATGGTCCGCGTGAGCCGTTACCTGTTGCAGATGAATCACCTGAATAGTTGACTTCTGCTTCGTTGAACAGTGCTTCTGTACCTTGTGCGATACCAGCTTTTTCTGTTTTGTATAGTGACTTCATTGCGAAGATCAAGCCTGTTGGGCCTGACATCGGCTGAACGCCACAAATGTCGTATGCCATTAGGTTTGGCATAGAACGACGTACTAGTGAGATAAGAACTGGGTTCCAGTTAGCAGCAGCTGATGTGCTGTTTGCTGGTGTTTCCATCAGATCTTGTTGCTCTGCTAGTGCCTTTTCTGTGTTCTCCAGAACGGCTGCAGTAACTGCACGCTTGTGAGCGTCTTTGATTGTACCTGCAGATTCTTCGTTCAATACTGGAGACCATTTCTCTACGAGACGATCATAAGTTTCCATAATTGGATCTCCTAATTACTTAATTGTTTTTCTTAGTGCATTAACGTATTTTGCCATTGATTCTGATACTTCGACAGTTTCATCACCATCTTCTTCTGTTTCTTCTTCAATGACGGAACTTGCGGTTTTCTGACCGAAATATGATTCTTTCAGTGTAGCAACTTTCTGTGCGAAATCTTCTTCGCTTTCAAAAGAAACTGACTCTGCAAGGCTCGATAGTTTTTCGACCTGAGTTTCTGCTAGATCTTTTGACGCTTCACGAATAATCGCTTGACGCTTATAAGATTGTAGCTCTTCCTGTAGTTCCATAGTTTGTGATACTGCATCATTGAACTTTTCTTCAAGTTCGTCGTGTGCAGTAGCAAGTTCATCAACGAGGTCAACTTTACCTTCAGGAACTTCAATGTAAGACTCTTCGAAAGCTGTTTTTAGCTTTTCCATGAATCCTTCTGCGATCTCTGCACGTAGTCCAGATTGAATCGCTACTTTGTTTTCTTCCATCCAGTTCTCAACCACGTAGTTGAGGTAGCTATCAACTTTTTCGACTAGATCGGCTTTGACTGTTGAAACTTCTTCATCAAGCGATTGCTTGTATTCTGCTTCTAGTCTGTCGATCTCTTCGGCAAGTTTTGTTTTAACCGCTGCTTCAAAGATTACGGCTGTTTTGGCTTTAAAGTCATCTGACAATGTCGCCTCAGATTCCACCAGAGCATTTAGGTCTTCACTAAAATCTCCATCAAAATCTACATCTTCTGCCTTCATACCTGCTGGTGCAGCCACTTTTTGCATTGGTTCGCTGTTGCTCTTATCGCCTTTACGGGCTTTGGCTTTTGGGCCTTTACCTTCTGCAGCATCAACAGATGCTACTGATTGAGCTTCAGCATTTTTTGGATCATGAGCTTCTTCGATTTCCTCGTCGAGCTCAACTTCTTGATCTTTTACTTGATCAGTCATGTTAGACTCCTTAATATTGCTGTGTTTTCAGTAACGAGAGGAAATTCTTATACTCACGAACCTGCGTTTCATATAGATCCGCACGCGGAGCACGTTTAATTTCAGTCTCTATTTTTTCAATATCCCGAGCTTCAATGATGCCATTATTCCAGACCCAGTCAACACCTTCCATTATTCCATTAACAAAAGCATTCGGTGCAGAAGGATCTTGTACGATATCAACCGTATTAAGCATAAAGTCATCTTTGACGTACATAGTTCCGTTACGTTGCTCGAGGCTACCCATTCCACGAGTTGAGACACCTAGTTGAACACCGCCTTCAAGCAAACCTTTTACGATATTGCCCATTGGAGTATCCAAGATACGCGCCTTTCCCATAACATTATTACCATCCATTTTTAGTTCAGTAATCTTATGGGATACTTTATCCAAGTTAACAGTTGGGCCATCAGGGTGGTTTAATTCCCCTACCGCTCTGTCCTTGGAAACCTGTTCTGTGACATATTTATCTATAGCCTTTTCCATAATGGCTTTAGGATAGATACGTCCGTTTCGATTCTTAGATTCTGCCATAGCGAAGATACCCTCGATGACGTGAGTCTTCGATCCATCCTCTTTTGCTTCGACGACACATTGGACGTCGGTTTCTGTATATTCAGTAATTAGCTTCATCTAACAATCCTATTAATTATTATTGGTATTATTTATAATAAAATAAATTCTAATATTTTGATATGATCAATCTTCTTCTTCGATCGGTAAATCAGTTTCTACCTCTTCAGATTCTTCCTCCGCCTCTACTTCAGCTGCGGCAGCTTCAAGCTCTTCGTCGGAGATATCATCAAACTCATCATTCTCAATAGCTTCGTCCTCGGCTTCTGCACCATTAAAGATCTGATCGGCTAAACTGATCTTTTCT